CGCCGGAGTCGCCTGAGGCGTGGCAGGGGTAAGTCGTCCCCCCTTGGTTCGCAAAATTGGGAGTGACCTGGTACGGGCCCATTGTGGGCCCTGTGATCGTGCCGGAGCCGTTCGATCCGGTCCCGACAGTGATCCGTATGACTGGCGCAGTCGCGCTAAATCCGTATTCGACCTTCACGTAAATCGGAGTGGTGCTCGCCTGCGAGTCCGCCGCCTTCCAGATTTCGTAGACGTACGCGCTCGAAGGGACTGAGGCGATCGTGCCCCAGTTCACCTGTCCCGTATCGCCGGTCTGCGTCCATCCGGCCGTCGCGAAGAAGTTGGAGATGAACTGCGCCCAGGATTTGAAATTCGCAAGCGTGGAATTGTCAGCCACCACGTTGGAAGTTGCCGTCGCCATTTAGCTCTCCAGTACTATTGTGGCTTCCCATGCACTTGATCCGCTCGTAATGTCGATGGTGAATACGTCATCCGCTGCCACAGGGAGCGGCACGGAAGTGAGAGTAGTAAACGTGCTCACTGTTCCTCCCGCAGTTCCAGCAGCGACGGTCGGATCGGCGGAGAAGACATCCACGCCGTTTTGTTTGATTTTGAACGTCAGGTCTATCGCCCCGTCGCTCGTTTTCGTTACCACCTTACATTTGTTGATTTGCCCTGCATGCGGCGCGGGGAGTTCCGGCCCCACGTTGGTTCCAGTTGAACCGTCCAGGATGACGTACTGGACAGTGAGCGGAGAACCGGGAGAGACGGGGACGCCGCCAGAGCCGGAGCCTGTTCCGCCGCCGGCTGGAAGCGCGATGATCGAGCCGATGTACACGTTTCCAGGAACGCCGACGAGCGAGTTGGACGTCTGCGCGGTAGCCACGAGATTCGTCATCGTTCCGGTATCACCGAGGAAACCGGGGTCCGCGATTGTCACGTAGTAAGTCGTCGGCACGGATGGCGCAGAAATCGTGAACGTCCGCGCGTTGTAATTCACCGAGCTTGAGGGAGACGTCGCCGTGGCCTGCGCCATCGCTATCGTCGTGGAGGTGGGCTGCGTGAGTGCGCCGCCGGTGATGGCATAGGCCGTTGAGTTCGGGTTCTGGTTTCCTGCCGGGCAGCCATTTGGCACGTAGGTGTAGGGCGTGGCGTCGGCCTGATCTTGCATATTTTGCCCAAGCTGATTGATCGCCAGAAACTTGAAGTAAAGTGTCTGTCCAATCCAGCGCGGGTCCATGTTCACTTTGAATATTCCGAATCCCAGTGGGTTGAGGAATGCGAATCGTGAGCCGTCAGGATGATCGACGCCGATTCCTCCGGTGGGCCCGGGCGCGCCAAACACTCCGCGGCGCAATTCGTTCGTTCCGCCGCCCGTCGCAGGCAGGGTGTAGTGGTTGGCGAAGGTGAGCGTGGCGATGTCGTAGGCGCCGATTTCATAGGGAATACACGTCGTTCCCCCGGCCACGTAAAAGAGCGGGACGAAGTTGTCGCGGTCCGCCGCCGAATAGGTATCGAGCGTTCCGAGAGATTCAGTCAGATCCACGGCTAGATCATTCGTCGTGTCAGGGTCATTGGCGGCAGGCCAATCGCCGACTGTGACTCCGGTATCGGCGTTGCCCTGGATCGCTCCGATTGCCGTATAACTTGATCCTCCGTCCGTCGAGAGCAGCACCGAGCAGCCGCCGTAATTCGGGCTCGGTGCCGAAACCACGAACCATAGTTGCGCCTGATTTTGTTGGGCAATGAGTCTCGGCACGGGCTCAAAGATGATCGGAGTATTCACGCTGCCGGGATCGCCGCCGTCTCCTGGCGTGTAGGGAGCCACAGCCGTCACCGGCAAAGTCGTAGGAGAATTTGCCCCATAGACGAAAGGATCCGCTTCGATCTCCAATTCAAATTTGTCGTTCTCGGCAACCTTGGTAAGCCGCACTGGTAGTTTGTTTATGCCGATCTTGGAATCGGTGATCGTGATGAGGTCCATCGCCTCGAGCGGCGCCCATTTCGCCATTGCCGTGAACTTGTAGGTGTTCCGCAAAAGGCTGTAGCGATTGGCGCGAATGGTGTTGATGAGCCGCGCGACGGACGGGTCTTGAATCTCCGGCAGGTCGAGGGGCTGTTCCTTGCGCGGACCATATAGCGCAATAGCTCCGTTCAATGGCTCTGAGGCCGTCGATGGGTTGTAGTCCGCATTCCTGTCAAAGAACTGCGCCTGAATGATGTTGTAAGAATCGACCTGAGCCTTGCGCTCTACGGTGATCAGCGGCGAACTCTGGTCGCCGATCAAATCATCTTCGGTGAGGTTGGCAACCGGCCCAGAAGAAGTCGGCGAAACATAAATCTGCGCATTCCCTACCGTTGATACTTCGCTCCACGCTATCGACTTCAGATGAAACCCACTCCATACCGGAGCCGCATTTGCGCACTGGTAGAATTCTTTGAGCCAATCGGAGGCGGCCTTCTGCGAGCTCATGGTGACCGATCCGAATAGACTTGTAGCTTGGCACTGTGCACGCACATTCATAAGCGAGGAGCCGTCGAGGATGTTTCCGAGCGCCTTCGGATAAGGAACGGGCTGCGCCGACTTGTAAGCGAGAAGGACCAGTCTCCAACCGCTGCCGCCAACGGGGAAGGAAACCTTGAAGGTGCAAACTCCCGGCTTCGCTACGATCCGCGAATATATCTCCACTCCATGCGTACGATCGTCCGGGAATACGCTCGTCCATCCCGTAGGAGGATCGGGGAATACTCCCCTGCCCGCGAATACAATCGCCAACACATAGGTCGGTTCGCCGGTGACGGGGATTGATCCGGTGATCGTCCCAGGCGTGGGACCCGAAAAGACTTTGTAGTTGTCGAGGACCGTCGAGCCTTGATCGAGTTCCAGGATATGGAGGGAGCGCAACCCCCCGTTAACATTGTCCGTCGTGACGGTATTTCTGGCGGGGGAGCCGACCGATGTGGCGACGAATACGCTATCCCCGTCCCCGGAGTTGGTGATCGTCCCCCATATATCCCCCGCCGTATCGCTGATCGTAGCGGTGCTCGTGCTGTGCTGGAGAACGGCGATCAATTGGTTCCCGACCGTATTCGGCTGGTAATATTTAAGTGTCGTAAATACGCTGCCGATATTGGATGCCATCCGGCTAGTCTGGACCGGACCCGGTAGGGAATTGAGATTGACGCCGCGCTGGATGAGTCCGAGTTGCGAGCCTACTTGCAACATGCCGCTTTTGATTGTGTCTTCGATCATATCGGCGAAATCCGCATCTCCGCGCGGATGCCAGCGCTTGAACGCGCCCATCGTCTCCAGTTTTATCGAAGGGATTGCGGCCGCGCTTCCCAAATCAATGTTCGGCGATCCGGCACCGGCATACGGTGGATAGAGAATCTGTTGCGAACTAAGTCCTGCATCGGCGTATTCCGTGCCATCCCCAAGGACAGGCTCGAAAGTCAGACAGCATTTAAGTAGCGGAGCCTCCCTTTGGTTGGCCGCTGAAACCTGTGCGTAGTAGACCTTTATATTGCCCGTGAATCCTGGTATCGAACCATCTTCTGGCGGAAACGGGAAATCGACGACGCCGCCATCGCCCGGGGCCCATACGTATACATAGGGATAGTTACGGGTCACACCAGGATCGAGGAGGTCTGGGCCGTGCTGCGTCGCGTTCCATAGTGGGTATTCGGAAACGAAGTCGTAGTCGAAAGGCCCGTTCGATCCATAATCGAGCAAACTTCCGGTAAGGTGGTATTCCCAAGTCACGGCGACCACAGCGTATAGATACGGGTCTGTGATCGTAACGTGCGCGCCGCCGCCGAAGAAAATCCCTGAAAATGATTGCGAGACGAAGTTCAGCGGATATTTCGTCGCATTGTTCCAGACTTGCAGCACACCCTCGATGGGATTCGATCCGATGAGGAAATCAATGTTCTCAACGTAGGTCGGCGGAGCTTTCTTCTTTTTCCCCTTTTTCTTCTTTCCGTGGCAGCTTCCCTCTCGCAGATTGGCCGCCCAAATCGCTAGGACGGAAGTCTGGGTCGTCCCGTAAATCGTCGGGATTGCCAAGCCATAGGTTGCAGCCTGGAGCAAAGTCCCTAGAGCAGTCGGCTTTTGTGCGGATACTTTCCCGATCATTGTTTAGCCCACGGGTCGAGTACGACCACTTCCCTGTAAGACCAAAGCCCGTGATTCATCACGCAAGTCAATTCAACTTCCGGATCAACCGCATGGATGATTTGCGGCCACTTGATGATGATTCCGCCGTGGTTGAAGACTTTCGATTGCGCTGCTTTCGCAAGAATCAGGTTGCCAGGTTCCGGTTTCAACGAGCGGTTGCAGATTCCCTCCGCTACTTTATGCGCGTGCCTGAAGGCTCCCAGCGCATAGCGTTCGGTATTGGTGTTCTTGAACCAATCATGCGAATAACGCTCAGTCAGAGGATCGTCGCCTGAAACGATCCCGCACGCGCGATATACGGCATAGAGAAATGTGACGCAATCAATCCCTGCACCCTTAACCATCTGCCCGAGCGCGTAGGGAGTCTTGAGCCAAGACAGGGCTTCTTTGACGACTTCTTGGCGCGTGATCATATGGCCGCCACTGGCGAAGGCACATAGGGAAAGCCCTGAAATATTTCGCCCGCCGCGCTCGCTCCGGCCAAATCAAGAGCCGGCTGTACGGAAGCGTAAAAAGTATCTCCGGGGTCTGGCGCCCACGGGAAAGACGCGAAGGTCTGAAATTCGTTGTAATGAATCCCGCCTCCAGCGTTGTACGACTGATTGGCGGCAATCGGCGACCAGAAACCTTTAAGTGATCCTGAAGTGAATTGCAGGTAGCCGCGGATAAAGCGGTTCGTTGCATAAATCGAACCGGGATTCGGACCTGTGCATTGGCCGAGGATCTGATTCACATTCGACGGAGCCACAACCGCGAACGTAGGAACCTGAGTTTCGCCGTCCGGTGCCGAAGGAAAGGCTCCCGTGTAACTGGCGTAGGCATTCGAGGCCTCGATCACATTCGGAGGAACTTTCTGGTTCACCACACTAAGGAAACTTGCCACTGTGAACTTGACGTAACCTCTGCCGATCTCCGTGTCGTTGATCCACCCGCCGAACCATTCACATGCTCCGTAGGTGTTGGCATCGCCTGCCGCAGGCATGACGCAGCGCCAGACGCGCACACGCCAGTTGTCGTAGACGCCGAGTTGCGCTTTCTGGTAGGGATTGGCCGTGGATATGGATGCTCCAAATGCGGTCAGCGGCGGGTGCCAGGTGACCTCAAGAGAATCCACTTGCAGGCCGATCTGCGAAGTCACCGTGCCGCGTTCGATCACCGAAGAATCGAATGTTCCCCAGATGGGCCAAGACAGATTAGATTCCCAGTTGGTCAGCCACACCGCTGCGGGATCGTCGACTTCTCCGATTAAGTAGAGGTCGGCCAGACGAAATTGGTTTCCGCTCGCGAGATAGGCGAGCACCGCGCTCGTTGAATCGCTGCCGTCTCCTGCTGTGAAAGTTCTCATTTAGAAAGTCGCGCACGCCTCGTTTGAATTGCCACTCGCTGGAATGGTGTAGGGCGGAGTCGTACTCAGCGCCGTCACCACGTAGCAGTAGGTGTTTCCGTGTACTGGAGTCGTGTCGTCGTAGACCACGACGTTCCCCGGGCTCGCGAGCAACGTGTAGGGGCCGCCACTAACCGCGCCCCTGTACACCGAATATCCCGTGACGCTAGAACTTATCGAAGCCGTCCATGCGAGGTGAATCTTCGTCGGGGACGCTACGCCCGTGCCCGTCAATACCTGCGTCGCCGATCCAACCGTTCCGCCGATAGAACCCCAATTAAGCGTCAGCGTCGCGGTTTTGGCGGCGGCGGTCGAGGCAGTAAAGGTCAGATTGAAAGTGCAGGTTTGGCCTGGACTACTCGTGATTCCGCTGCCGCTGTTTAGGAATTGACCATCCGCGCAAGTGCCGCCGGACAAGACAAAATCGGCTGCATTGGCTCCGGTGATCGTATAAAACGGCGTATCGAAATTGAGATACCCGCCGCCCTTGTTCTGAGCAGTAATCGTCCGAGTGGTGGGCGTCGATTCCGTGACTGATCCGAAATCGTATCCATCAGGGTTTAGCTGGAATACGCCGCTCAAGAGCGAAACTGAGGCTGTTGATGGATAGCTCTTGGTGAGACTCAGCGGCACGGACTGAGGATTGTTGGCCGCATTGCTGTTTATCGTCAGCGTCGCAGACTCGGATACGTTTAGAATGTAGAGTCCCTGGTCGGTCCATACCGCTGATCCATCCGTCGTCGTTGTGCCGCCCGACTCGTTCCAGGGATCGCCCCTCACAGCTTGATCGAAGGTGAGAGCGGTGATGTCCACAGTCATACCGCTCCCTGAGCCGCTCGTCGCTGTCGTAGCAACGTGGGTGCCGAGTGAATAACCGAGACCGGCTGCCGCATCTATGTTTATTCCGGTGGTCGCTCCGCCTCCTCCGATGGAAGTTACGGTACCGGCCGCGAGCGTCGCCCCTCCGTCCACGGTGAACGTGTCGTTCGCGGCGTAGCCCGTCCCAGCATCGTCTAGTACGGAGGTGAAAATCGCACCCGTCCCAAACCCTCCAGGCTCGACTATGCCGGACGTTCCCGCCGTCGTAACTTTCTGTAAGTGCGGTGTGGCGTTAATATCCCGGTTACCGTTGTCCACGATCTCGAAATTCAGCGCGTAGGAATTATCTGGAGTCCAGCCGGGCGGCGGCGCCGGGAAAGCCGCCGGAGTGGCGGTAATCTGCGCGGTGCATCCGTTCGTTACGGTGATCAGTTTTCCGTTCGCGCAGGTTCCCCCGGTGTTTGAGAAGTCCGCGCTGTCCGGTCCAGCGATCGTGTAGAACGGGGACGAGAGCGTCACCGTTCCCTGCGCGGCGCGGATTGTCGCCGTGCCCGTAAGCGAAGTCCCGATCACCACGTTTGAAAGAGAAATCTGCGGCTGGTCGCTGACGATGACGTTCGCCCTTTGAATCGTGGCGATTGATGCTGCGGTGAAAGGTCCGTCATACACAAGGATGTGGTGCGTGGCGTTCGTCGATGAGGCGATCAAGCTGCCGGGCACAGTTCCGGTCAGTTCGGTCGAAGATATGAACGTCGTGGTGATCGGCTGAAAGTCGAAAAGGATCGTGGCATCCGAGGGAAACTCCTGGCCGTAGACGGTGACAGGAGTGTTGACGGCGCTCGGGAATTGCGTGGGGCTATATTCCTTAAGCGAAGCAAGCGGCGAAAGCACACGGAAACGCAGAGAATTAGTTTGTGGGGTCGTATTGACGTATACGGGATACGCCCCGATTGCTTTGAGATCTGCGGCTGGTATCGTCGCTTGAATAGTATGCGCATCGATCACCGTAGCGGAGAAGCCGTTTCCGTTGAACACGATGAAGGGAAATGATTGGTGGTTCATGTTCGCGCCGTAAACGGTGAGAACAATATCTCCCGAACCGGCTATCACGTGATCCGGCGAAATCCAGTCGATCTGGTGAACCTGTGCGCTGGCTAGGCTCGCGCACAGCAGTTCGATAAACGCGGCGCAGAGCACCGCCAGTAAAAATAGAATGAAGCGCGCTCGCCATCTCATGAGGTTGGCGGCCTCGCGGTTACGAAAGTCAGATAATTGGAGTTCGTTTCCTCCGGCCCGCCGATGGCCCACACGTCCGAGAGCCACTGATCGAACTCGCGCTCGTCCATGTCGAAGCGCACGCGGAAGTAGAAATTGAATTGCGCGGTCACTGGCCCCGACGGTTGGGCAACCCACAGCAGATACAAACCGATTGAGGAAAATCCCGGGAAGGATAGTCCTGGCCCATGAACCGAATAATCGGTCGGCGAACTCTTGGCGACGCCGTTGTCGTATACCTGAATCCCTCCATTGAGGTCGGTCACGTCCTCATAGAATTGGCCTCCCATGTTGCGCTGGATCGGCGAATAGTAAAGCGTAACTGCCGTGATATCGGCCGTGGGCGATCCGGTGCCCGACCCACTAAGCACGGTGAGTGCGACTCCTGAAGTAGTGGTATACCCGCTCCCTCCTGCAACGATGATGAAGTTCGCAATCACACCTCCAGAGGCTGAGTTCACCTGAAGGATTGCGCCGGTGCCTCCGCCTCCGGACACGCCCAGCCAATCGCCTACGTTGAATCCAGTTCCACCTGAAGCGATGACGACCCCACTTACCGGATTCGTTGTGTCGCTGACGATCTGCAATTCAGCCTGAAGGTTCGGTACGCTGCCGTTCATGGCTGGCCCTACGGAGTCGTCAGTAGGATCGTCGTAGAGCCAGTCGTTGAACTGCCCCTGATGAGCCAAAACAAACCCCATCATCGTTCGCAAGTCGGTATATGTGAGGCTGATGGGAATGTCTGTAGGGCGGTCCTTCAGGTAGTTGAAAGTTAGATAGAACTTCCAGATCGGGTTTTGCGCCTGCGCGATGCGGATGCTATTCCCCGAAGGCGCTTCCTGCACGATGGTCGAGAACTTCGGCGATTTAGTGGTATTGCGGTCGAGTCCGCGGACTGCTGTCGGGAAAACGTCATTGCTCATAGCTGCGAGCGCCCGATGCGTCCCTGGCGCATTCCTTTGTTCACGGCGGCGGCGATTTCATCGGTGCTCATCCGCCCGCCAGAAGAATTGATATTGATGGTTGGCCGGTAGTGATGGCTTACGTTCGTCGTCCTTCCGCCTGCCGCCGGAGGATTGCTCTGCATTGCATTGTTGAAATTCTGAATAGCTGGCACGGCGCCTTGGATGGCTGAGGAAATCGGCTTAGGCAGAACCATTTCCTGGTCGTGTGCGTAGATCATGCGGTTCCCCGGCACGATGCCGCCTTCTTCAAAGGCCAGTGCTGCGGCGAATACTAGTGGGCCCACGATGAGGTCGAGTGGGAATCCAACGCTTGCCATCGCCTTCGCTGCGGCTGTTTTGGCGTCGTCCAATCTTTGAATAGCATTAGTCGCGAGTGTCGAGGCTGTCTGTGCTTGGTTGCTTGATTGCGAGACGGCTAGTTTCAAGAGTTCCGTGGCGATCCACTGTTCGCCCATCTTCAGCACATCGGTGATGAAAGACGCGACCATGCTGTTCCAGACATTCGCCATCGTCTTGCCGAAGGACTGGCCCGTTTCAATCATCTTGAGAAATTGCTGATTGAAAGTATTGAATCCGGTGTTGAGCGCCTTCTGCATCGACCGCTCGATCTCTTGCCAGGAATTGACCATCTCCGCCTGAAGTTCGACTTGCTTGACCTTCAGTTGGCCGATGGCATTCGATAGCTGTCCGATAAGCTGTTCGGCTGTGCGTAGACGTTCTATTTCTTCCGGTGTGAGGATTCCGCCGCCGGCCAGTTTCGCTTGCAGTCCAGCCGCTTCGATTGTTGCTTTCCCAAGTTGTTCCGCTAGTCGTTGCAGTTCCGCGTCATATGCCTTTAGCTGCTCATCGTTGAATTGGTCCTTGAGTGCTTCGGTCAGCGGGCCACTGCCAAGGCCGGTCATTGCGGCTTTGAGTTCCGCCTGCCGCAACTCCATCTGCCTCTTTTCTTCTGCGGTGATTTCTTCTTGCGCTCGTTTGTTCTCGGAGATCTGAAGCTCGGCCATGCGCTCGGCGGCTTTTTCCGCGTCGTCGGCCTGCCGAATCATCATTTCGCGGTATTTCGCTTCGAGTTCCCTGTTGGAGTTGGCGATCTTCTCGCTCGACGCGCGATTGATTTCGGCGACTTGCAGGTCGTAATTGGCAGTGTCCTGCCTTTGCTTGTCGAGGACTTTCTTGTATTCCTCGCTGCCTGCCCGGTAGAGCGCGAGTTCCTTGTTGGTCTCGGTGACTTTGATTTCGTAGAGTTGATCTGCCGCCGCGAGTTGCTGATCTCGTTCTTCGGCCAATGCTGTCGCAATAGCTGCTTTCTTCGCGTCGATATCTGGCAGCGAGAGTTCTGGCAGTGCGCGTCCGGATTCAACCGATGCGGCGGATGCGGCCTCGGCCTGAATAGCCGCGGTTTTAGAAATAGTCTCCTGTAGCTTTTCCTCTGCCTGAATTTCTCGCGCGGTCTGCGAGGCCAGATCCTTTGCGGCCTCGGCCTGCATGTTGCGGCTCTTAGATTTGGTGATTTCCTGTTCGGTTTCGAGGTATTTCTTTTCTTCATTCAGCGCGTCGATAGCGTGTTGCGTTCGTTCGACGTCAAGATTCCTGCCAGCTTCCTTCTCGTCGTTCAGATATTTTTCGGCTTTGACGATTTCTAGGTTGATGCCGACTAGCGCGGAGCCTACGTCTTTATTCTGTTTTACTTTGTCGTTGATAGTGTCGATGGCTTTTTCGGCATCGGCTGCTGAGTAGGCGAACTCCGTCATGTGTTTGGTGTTTCCTACGAGGCCGAGTGTTCCGATGGCCGCTGCGACGATGATGAAGTGCTGCGCTTCGGCGGCGAGAGAAGTCCATGCGTGGGACTCCTCCTCAAGTTCCTTCGTCAATACTTTAGTTTCGTTTGAGAGGTCCAGACTAAGTAGCGGAAGGTCTCTTATTTCTTTCTCATACGCCGCAATCGGACCTTGGGTGATGCGGGTGTATTCCTCGTCGAGTTTCAGCAATTCATCGTTCTGCTTCTGGGCTGCCTCGGCGACGGCGTGCTGCGCGTCGGCCAGATCTTGACTGGCCTTCATCAGTTTCTCTACTTCGGGTACGAACGCAGCAATTAGGGCGATGGGCAGCGCAAGCTCAAAGGCGATGCCTAACCCCGGCAGGTAGGCCGCCAACCGACCCACGGCGCCGCCAGCCATGCCCAGGCCTGCCTCCATGCCCAGGATGCGGCCGCCAGCCATCGCTGCGGCCCGGTCAAAGCCTGTGAGTGCGACGGTAGCGACCTCGGTTTCAGCCGCCATTTCAGCCGCAGAGCCGCCCAGAGCGGCGACCGCAGCCGCAGCTTCCTTCGCGGTGTATCCCAGCCCTTGGAGTATTTTGACGTTATCTTCGGCGGTGACACCCTGAGCTGCAAACTTCACGGCCTGCTGCTCGATCACCGATCCCAGTTGTTGGAACGACGCGCTGGCCTGCTGCGCACCGGCTACAAGTGGGCCGACGTCGAATTCGGCTCCGACTCGCAATGTTGAATCAGGCATCGGTGCTCCGTGATAACATCCTTAGTGAGGTACGTAGATGGCTAATCAGCCAAGCATTGGAAGTGCTCTCGCGATAAGGTTCTGGAAAAAAGTCCGCAAGACTAGAAAGTGTTGGCTCTGGATGGGAAATCGCAACGATCTGGGATACGGAATAATGTGCGTTCTTTACAAGGCGACACGCGCTCACCGTATTTCGTGGAAGATCAATCGCGGAGCAATACCAGCGGGTAAGAAGGTCCTTCATCGCTGTGACAACCCGCCATGCGTGAGACCTTCTCACCTGTTTATCGGAACACAGGCCGATAACGCTCAGGACATGTGGAATAAAAAACGCGGTCACGCTGGCATAGCAGGGCCGCGCGGAGAACGCTGGCACAAAAGTCACGATGGGACTCTGCCGACCGGAGAGGACAACGCTAACTCCAAGTTGACCGAAAAAGACGTGCTCGCGATTCGCCGACTGGCTACCGGAGGTATGGAACAAAGGCCGCTTGCTAAAATGTTTGGGGTGACTCAAGCAACTATCTCCGTTGTGGTTTCCCGTCGGACGTGGCGCTTCCTTTAAGTTCCTCGAATACATCGCGGACTTGCTTTGGAGCATTCGCGAGTTTCGGCGCCACGATGTGTGGCTTCTCCTTCGGCTGATCTTCTTTCGGCACCGATTTGTATCCCATGTACGTCCTCACCATCAGGTGCAGCGGCGGATATTCGGCCCAATACTCAAAAAGTTGCACGATGTCGGCGAAGGGCATTTCCTCGATGTCCTCGAGCTTCCAACCCATCGCCGTCATTAGGCAGCCCTCTAGTTCGCGGAAGTTGAAGCTGCCTTGACTTCCCCCTCTGACGGCATTCGCAAACCGGATTTTTCGACGATGAAATCATGCATTGCTGTTTGGGTTGGGAGGTCGAAAGACCGGATTTTTTCGGCATCCCACTCCGCATCCCCGTTTTTTCTGGCACGGTTCATAGAATCGGAGATAGTGCGGCGGCGGCGTTCCAACCATGCATCGTCTGGCAAAGCGGATGCTTTGTACTTTTCTGCCATCTCTACGCCTTCGGCTAGAAACTTCTTGACGATTTCTTCGCTCATGGATGCCAAGCGGATCGGTTGCTCCATGCCCTCAATTCGGAAATCGAATACACGAATCATCTTTCACTTCCTTTGTTATTTGGATTGTCCGGGCCGTGGAGCCCGTCCTACTGGACTACGTGAGGTGAGTGGGCCCTAGCAATCGCTTCCGTCCTCGCCTTGCGGTCTGGAGCTGTTCTAGCCGATCTTCGCGCCCATCGAAGCGTCATCAATCTTGATAGAGATCATACACCTTGCCAGCCGAGTTCGCGTATGCTTCCCCTTCGATGTCGCAAATGAGATAGTCGGCGCGCTTGAACGGCAGGCTGAACTTGTTCGCTTTGCAGGCGTAGAGATGCAAATAGTTCGGAACGCTCGCCGTCAACTCTTGATACGTCTCAGCCACATAAACCTCGAAGGTTGGCGACCAGCCTTGCTCGTGATTCTGCACGGTGACGATGGTTCCGGTGGTGACGGTGTAGCCGTAAGAAATCAGGACTGCGAGACCAGCATCGGCGGCGGCGAACGTGTATGTCCCCGCTGAACTCATGTACTGGCCCGTGCTGGGGCTCACGGTGACTCGCTGCAGCGGTTGGCCGACTTGCGCAGCCGTGCCCGTAGCGTAGAAAACTCCTAAGTCCTTGTCGAACGTTCCGCTGTGCGTGACCGTGACCGTGTAAGGAGATGATGCAGGGATAGTCTCTGCTTCCTGAACGACGATGGCATCGCCGCCCGTGCTCTGCGCTTCCCCTGCGAACATGTTATTGAACAGATCGATGTCGAAGCGGCCAGATCCCAGCTTCCATGTGGCTTTCTTATCGACCGTCGCCGTGTCGTCGGGATATTGGAGATTCGAACGCAATTCTTTGATGGTTCCGGCATTCTCGAAGTTGAAGTCTTGGATCGAGCCGGGGAGACGCGGCGAACTCGGCGTTGCGAGGTTCCCGCCCAGCGGAACGATGAACACGCGGCCAGTGCCGATTTGTATTCTCACGTCGTCTCTCCTTGGGCCAAAAAAAAGAGGCCAGCCAGGGCGTGAGCCCCAACTGGCCTCGGATTTCTTCCGTCAGCCGAAACTAGATCAGATGCCTACCAAAACCGCGATTGGTATTAACAGTGCGCACTGCTGATCGAGAATTCCGGTATCTTCGAGCACGTCTCCGTCGATCCACGCATTGATTACCAGGCCGCCCAAAGTTTGCGCCTCTCCGTAAGGTCCGGAGCGCATGACGCCAACGATTGCTTTGAGCGCAGCATTGAGTTGCGTGGCAGGGATGGCAGACGGTATCGCATCGGCCCGAATGTACACGAGAACCCGGAAATGCAACTGCCATTTTTCTAAACCGTGTGCTTGATTTTGAACTACCGATTGACCGAGCTGCACGAGGCCGAGATATGGTTGATCTGCCTGGTTAACTTTTTCTGGCAGCGCGCCTTTGCGGTCGTAGGTGTTGAACGCGAATCCGCTGGTCTGCAAAAGATTGAACAGCGCGACCGCGATTGTCTCGGGATCGAACTCCGGGAAGGGATGACTGCTCACTTCGATCTCCGCAATGCGTTGCGACTCGTGATTGCTTTGAACTTGTCATCAAATTCCACTAAACACGAATTCATAGAGCCACGAGCGAGGACTCTGCACATTTGGCCTTTGCGTCCCATGCGGTTCCAGCGATAGATGTACCAGACCGCATGGGGCCTCGGAATTTTGACGGGCTTGGGTAATATTAGTCCCGCTGGTGCGCTTTGGTTTTCAAAGTAGCCCATTGGTTCTCACGAGCTTCATTGTACGAGCGCCGTCACTTCCGCATTCAGTTCTTCGATGATCTGCGCCTGCATGTCGTCAAGCCCTTGCTGCATGAAGGGCCGCGCCTTTAGGCCGGGATGTGTGACGCTACGCACTATGATTCTCTTGCCGTCTATCAGGAAACTCAAAGCCTTTTTGTTGAAAGGCAATATCTGGAAGCTGTGCGCGATGCCCGCGTGCTGCACGGCAGCGTAATCTACTGCAGCTCCTGATTTCAGAGTTACTTTGGTCGTGCGCGGCCCGCCTGCCTGCACTTCCCCGTGGATGATGGTGCCGTCTACTTCTGCGGGAATGGCTCGCACGGATGCTGCGATATTCGGCGCGCCTTGCGGGAACATCGCGGGGATTTCTTCGCCGACGATCTTCGATTGCAGCTTAAACATGAGCAGCGTCATTTTCTCTGTGAGCGCGGCGATGATCTGCGGACCTTTGGTGCGCAACCGCTCGATGTTATCGGGCGTTTGATTTATCTTGATTCGGAACATTCCATTTCCATTCCTGTGCGGGTCATAAGGATTACTCTCGGAGGACGTTTAGGCTCGTAACGGCGGCTGTCTCTGAGTAGTTCAGGGAAATAAGTCTGGAAGCGCCGACTTGTCCCGCGAACGTCGTTGTTAAACATCCTCAGGTAGTCTGACGCGGTGGCAGCGGATAACCTCTTAGACCTTGAAGGAATCCGTGGACGACGCGGCCGATGTAGTTCGCTATTCTGCACATTGCGTTCTCCTCTCAAGCAACTCTCCTGTCGTAATAGTGAATTGTTCGCTCGTCTTGCGGCTCCATCTCCCAAGTCGCATAGCTCACGGTTCCGGCACCCGCCGCCATCGCCTGAGAGCGCAGTCCGATCCAGTTTCTCTTTTTGTAATTCAGGGCCACAGACCGGCGCGCAGCCATTTCCAAATCGAATGGAACCGCGGCGAATCCCGCCGAGTAAACGATCTCGACATTCTGCACGCCGTTGCAGAATCCCGGTCCTTGCGCGCGGAAGTTTCCGCGCCCTCCCTGATATGGATAATTTTGGAAGGTGGCGACGGTGGCAGAGTATCCGCCGCGAATGGAAATGAATCTCTTGTCCTGGTCTACCACGAAGCCCCACACGTTCAGAGAAGTCGATTGCGGGATGACTGAACCGTTCACGTTGACTGAGGAAACGGAGACGATGGGCCAGTTGCGAATGGGCTGCCGGAGCGTCCCTGAGCCGTCGTAAAATTCGTCGTAGTTGACAGGCGTGACGAACGGCGAAGCAGCGGGAATAGAACCGTCAGCGGGCCCGCGCCCGGTGAGATGCAGAACGTACGATGAAAAGGCCGTGATCGCGTCTTGGATGGTTTGGTCATCGCTCGTGCTCGCGCCGACTTGCGCCCAACTCTTGACGTTTGCGACTGTCGTCAGATCAATGGGGTTGGTCGCCATCAGTTAGAGGGCGGGCAGCATTCGCGCGGTTCCTGCTTCCCCGCCCCGGAATCTCCTTTCGCAGAACTCCGGCGAATATAACACGAAACCCTCTAACGCAAAGTCTTATTGACCGCCATCACAATGAACCTGCGCTGGTCGCTCTTATAGCTCAACCCATTTCGGGTGAATATCTTGTGCAAGCGCCACTTTAGCGATCGATCCGGCAAATCGAGCCGCTTGGAAATGTCTTTATTGCAGAGTCCTTCGGCTAGGCAGGCGATGATCCGCCGGTCATGGAATCTGGGCGCTAGCTTCATTTGAGAAGGCACTCTCTCCGCTAGAATTAACGCCAGTCACGACGTAAAAGTACGTCAGTCCGGGCTGGACAGTGAGGTCCGTATAAGTGAGGGGCACGGCGGTGCCATAGCTCCCGATCTTGGTGAAAGGCCCGCTCGACGCAGTCCCTCGATACACGTTATAACCGCTAATCGGCGCTGCGCCTACGGGGATGGAGGACGCCGCCCAGGACAGGGCGACGCTGTGCGTGACCGGAGGAGCAGCGGAATTAAGAGTCACCGTCGCACTGATGACACTCAAAGTCGGCGGCTGAGGCGGTATGGCAGGGGTGATGTCGAAGAATATATCTGACAGGACCCCGTTTGAAACGGTGGGAGTGAACTGGACATTGACGTTCCCCGAAATATCCCAGATAAAGTAAGTCCCGTTCTGGAAATTGGACGCGACTTCCGTATCGAGCTTCACCCCGTTCGCGGCATTCGTTAGGGTGATCGTCTCGGAGCGCCCCTGCCTATCCCAGTCTAGGAGATAAAAGGAAAGCCGATGGACCTTGCCGTCCGTCAGATTGGCCGAGAAAGTAAAACCAGGCGTCCCGTTGGTGTTGTACCAGCACGAAGCCTGCGTTGTCGCGGCCCCAGTTGAACTTTGCGCCGCCCGCACGTCCGTGGTGCTAGAACTCCACTGGTAATAGCTCCCTGAGATGTTCCCGGTCGCGGCGTTGTACGACAGATAGGAAGGGGCAGACTTCGTATCGCCTGCCAGGAGCACGCCGTCCTTCCCGTATTTTCCGATCCAGTGGCCCTGTGTGGCCGTGTCCTGTCCGACGAACTTCGCGCTGGTTTGCGCCATCGCGGGTGCGGCCATAAGCAGGAGAGCCAATGCGATTTTAATCATTCCCTGAACGGCTCCTTTGCACAAATAGAAAAGGGCGACGAGAATTTCTTCCGGCCGCCCTTCGTTGACCATCCTTCGCCTGGGGTGAGGCGAACTTTTTACGCGCTGCCGAGAATGCCGGTGCGAATCGTCAGCAGCCCGGGGATGTAGTTTCCGTACGTCTCATGCACGTACGTTCCGAAGGTCCACGCGCGTGTCGTCACCGGCCACTCGATCCCGTAGTAATCCCGCTGCACAAACATTCCGCTGACGCCCGGGATGCGCGAGTGCGGATAGGGATTTTGGGTCTTGCGATAGATTATGGTTCCCGGCGGCAGCATCGGGTGGATGTAGATCGGCAATTCCTCAGATCCCGTGGCCTTCATGCTGTACTGCGACTTGTAGCCGCTCACCACGAAGCCGCCGAGGATGTTGCCCTGCGCGTCGCGGCTCACTTCGAACCGATAGGCCGGAACGCCCGAAGTGTTCTTGAACAGCGCCTGTGCGATCGAGAGCTTGGCGTCCACCGAAGCCCAAATCTCATCTGCGACGGTCTGGAAAGACCCCCACTGCGCTTTGAGGTCGTATTCGATTTCCGCCACGGCAGGCACGGAGCTCGAGGAGTTGGTCATGCCGGGAGTCAGCAAGCCGGTGTTCGTCACGCCAGTGATCGCGCTCTTGGAAGTCAGGTCGCTCATGTTGATGAACGATCCGTTGTTCACGCACCAGGCGATGATCCCGGAGAAGTCGAGAGCCTGTTGGCTGTTGTCCGTGCTCAGACCGGTAGCCGCTGCGGTGTAGCTGGCATTCGCTGTGCCGTTCGCGAGATAGACGAAAGGAACAGTGGTGATGGCCACGAGGCTGGCATTGGCAGTCGTCGGCGTGGTCGCGTCCGTGACGTCCACGAACCATGCCCATGCGAATACGCCCTTCTTCGGCAGGACGTCGGCCAGCACGTACGGATAGCTGCTCGAGGCTGAAACCACGTTCGAGGCCGCGCTCACCGCGCCCATGCCGCCCTTGATTGGATCGGTCGTGCCATCGGCGTTCGTGCGCGTGAAGCTGGGAGTCAATCCGCTCGTGACTGTCGGCGCTGCCTGATAGCCGAATTGCGCGTTGTTCGGGTTGCCGAGCATGGTCAGCTCGACGACGCGGACAGATACGTTCGTTCCGCCGCCGCCGAATCCGGTGCCGCCATCGGTCACGAGGCCAGCCGCTCCGCTGGGAAGTGCCGTGACTCGCGCTACGGTCGGCGTGTTGGCTGTGCCGAGAGCGAATCCGTTGAGGCCGGCCGCAGTGCCAGCGTTGCCGCCCCACATGAGAGATTCTTCTTGGAGCCACAGTTCGTTAGCGCCGCGGATGTGCTCGTCGGCTACGTTATCGGTGTAGCCTTCGCCAGCAAACTCAGCCGTGAAGGTAACAGAGCGTTCGACGCCCAGTTCGGAGTATGTCGCAATGGCGTTGTTCTCGTTCGGGGTTGCATACGCCACGCGCTCGCCTTCTTTGGCGCCAGCGTAGGAAGTTCCCGGCCCGAGGGAGGTGTACTTCCAGTTGACCGCCGTGCCATATCCGGCGTTGACTTTGCCCCAGCGCGGCAGAGAGTTGCGCAGCGGCGTGTTGAGCGGATAAATCAGGTACGCAGGTCCGCGCAGATCGTAGAAGTTGTATCCGAGAGCGGTTGAGACCCCGGCCTTCATCATCGCTTCGCGGTAGTCGGAGACGAGAGCCTTCAGCAGTTCGTTGGCGCGATCGGCGCGATCGTTGAACTCGCTCTCGATCTTTTTCAGGTCTGCTTGCCCGATATAGCCTTTGTTGACGATCCACTCGTTGATGCCGTCGGAGGTGCGCTTGAGAGCGCCCATGCTGCGCTTGTATTTGCGGAGTTCAGCTTTGCGGTCCTCGGTCCACGCCTTCAGGACTTTTTCGGCGACGACAAACTGCTGCGCGATCTTGGCATCTCCGAGAGGTCCAGAGTAGGGAGCGAGTTGACCGCCGCCGCGTATTCCTGCGTACATGGTGTTCTCCTTGACCGCAAAAACAAAAAGGCCAGCCGGGGATCGCTCCCCAACTGGCCTCTGAACTTTCAGTCAGCCTTGATTACTGGAACTTTATTTTCTGCGTCACGATCTCAGCGGCGCACGGTACCCCGTCTTGAATCTTTAGCTTCTCGATCTCTCCGAATTTCAGCTTTTCGCAGAACTTGATGAAATCGGCCCAGCGGACTTTCTTATCCGCGAACTGCTCGCCCTCCATCGGTCACCCTTAGACTGGTAGCGGATCGGCCTGCTGGATCTGTTCAGCCTTCTTGAGTTCGGCATCGCGCGGCACGGCGAACAGTCGGGCCGGTGAAGGAGCCGGAAGAGCATCGACCGCTTTCTTCACCGCATCGGCGATCAGCTTCTCGGCGTCGGCCTTCGTCATGGAATCGGATGTACCATTCGTCGCGGCGGCTGCGGCGGCTGCTTTGGCTGCGGCATCTTTCGCGGCAGCGTCGTCAACTGGTCGAAGTTCATCGAGCAGCGCCTTCAGCGCCTTCTCCGCTTCCTTTTCGTCCGAGCCCATCACGTCCTTAGCGGCCTTCATGCATTTGCCGAGATGAGTAGACATTTTCTCGTGCATTCCGCCGAGCGCCGTATGCGCCTTGTGCATGGCGTCGTGATGCTCCATCGCGGATTCCATGTGGGCGTGCAGCGCGGCCAGACCCTTCTTGGCTTTGGCGAGATCGTCGGAGGGCACGAACTGCTTTTTGAATTCGTCCTCGCTGATGCCGAGGGCCGCTGCGCATTTCTTGATCTGTTCAGGATTCATGTTCGCTCCTGTTGCTGCGCTATGTTTTGCCATCAAACTATCGACCAGCGCACGCAATTTTTCTACGTGTGTGTCTAATTCAGAATCACTCGCAAACGTGAAGGTCTCAAATTCCTTCGAGAGGTCGTCCATGAGTGCGGCAGCCTTCGGCTTTTCAAGAGATTGCGTTAGTGCTTTAGTGATCCGCTCGACATCCGCGTCGGTGAGCTTTTGCTCCGGCGTCTTGTACATCTCGACCGTGCCGTCCGCTTTGGCGTACTCGATGAATGCTCCCGGCAGACACGGGTTATCGACGAGAGATACTTCGCCAGGCTGCGCGGTGTAATATTTTTTGGCTCCTTCGGTCCATCGCTTGACATACTTTCCGCCTTGGCTGAATCCGAGAAGAACTTTTTCCGTGACCTTCTTCCACGTGGAATCGTCCACGACTTTGAAGGCCATGCGGATTTGTTTCTTCGTATCGTCGAAGTCAATCGTCTTTCCGGCGCCGGCTGCGTGCAGTTGGTGCATCTCGCGCAGCGGCATAATGTTCTGGCCGTCGGAGGCTTTGCCTAGCTCATCGTTAACCGCTTTGTATTCTGGTTTGGTCGAATCGTAATGGCAGGTCTCGCCGTCCTTGTCCTCGGCCTCTGCCGTGACGAGTCCGTAGACGAGGTGCTGCTCAAGATCGACTTTGACGAGGGGGAAAAACTTTAGGAACTTGTCCACGCGCGCAGCATACCAGATGCGGCTATCGCTTTCTGTTCGCTGTGCTCAATTAGGAAACTCCGCGCTTCACGGTCTCGCGTAAGTTTTACGGCAACGCATTTATCGCAGCTCCAATTATAGGTGCTTCGTACGTCGTCACCCCCGCTTCCGTGGGGTGAAGTTTATCGGAATTGAACCAAGTCGCATTAGTCGAACATCCATCGCACCCTAGGGGCGTTCCAGTGAAGTCCGCAATGCCGTCCGCGCCCGCTGAGTTCGCTAGAATTAGCGCGTTGTAAGAATTCTTCTGCGTCTCTTCCCCTGCCCGGCTGAGCATCGTCGGCACAATCACCTTCCAACCTACTGCGTGGCGAGCAGCCACGTAGCTGGTCATATCTGCGTACACAGTGGATACTGACGTTCCAAAAAAGAAATCATTTGTTCCACCCCAAATAACCACCACATTCTTCTGCCCAGTAACATAAAGACGGTCGATATTCGCCGGCGCATTTGCCAGCATCGTTGCCAAAGTCTCTCCGGGAATCCCCCAGTTGATGATGTTCCACGCACCATTGAGCGCCAGATAGCTCGTATATGGAGTAGGAGCCAAATCTCCAGACGTAATTGAATCGCCATCCGCAACCATGTCTCCAGGAAGGTCAATTAAACACCATGTAACTAACGCAGGCCGGATTGGTCGCGAGCGTTGAACCAATCTGGATCGTAAAACTCGCTCCGGCGCTGCGGGCCGTCACGACAGGCTGCGTAAGAGTAGCTAGCGTGGTATTGCAGGTAACTCCGGAAATCGTCAGGCTCTCATCGATCGTTAGAACGATCCGGCTATTCGCCGTAACTGCGGTAGTATTTACTTGCAGCGTGGGAGTCGAACCTGTCGGGATGGCGACAGCCCCCGATGCCGCCGATCCGCAGACGGCAGGAGATGCCCCATTCGCGCAATTCGTTTCCGTTGAGTACGATTTCGCGGAGAAATTCGTCTGTGCCGATCCATCGGCTAATTCAGCCTGGAGGCCGGTGCCGTTCACCTGAAATGCTGGGAAACTACTAGTAACTCCCCCGAAGTTAAGCCGAGTAAATCCTGTTGCGGCATTATTGAAGAATGTAGCGATTCCGTCGACGCTCGATCCCCACTTCGATCTAGTGTTGATAACAAACTGTGTCGTCGCTCCTGCTGTGACGGATCCGGACGAAAACAGCGTCTGGGCGCTTAATTGGCCTCCAGCTTGGAGAGCGAATAAAGAACTTCCTCCGTTAGCGTGGAAGTCGAAAATCAACGCATTAGCGGAGAGTCCGGAGCAAGTATTGATTCCAAATACTGTCCCGTTCGTGTTCCACGTTGACGGCTGCGTTGACCCGGCGCAATTCAGATAGTAGAGCGGGACGGTCGTCGTACCGCTTCCACCTGAAATTGGAGCACCGCTCAAAGTCCAAGCGGGAGCGGAGAGTGCTCCATTTTGAGCCGACGTGAGAGTTCCCGGTAACGTAAACGCCGTCGGGATTGACAAAGTAGGATTCGCTCCGCCCGTCGAGGAAACTTGGTTGGCGGTGCCGCTAACGGAAGCGACGCCGCTGGCGCTACTGCACCCGCTACCGGCATTTGACAAATCACCGCACGCAATTGAGACATTTGAAGATAGAGCGTGACCGGCAACAGTCGTCGAGGTAGGCACGGCACCGAGATCCGAATTTGTAACGGTCACGTTCCCGTTGAGCGCGTGCCCATTGACGGTAATCGTGTTCGGCACGGCTCCGGTTACTTGATCCACCGTGTAATCTCCGGACACGGAAACGACTATCCCCGTGCGCCCGAATACGGAGGAAACCGCACCGGCTGCTCCGGTCGGCGCAGTCGAATAAAGAATCGTCACTGTTGCCGTGCCGCTGGAATAGGACGATGGGCGGACGCGGAAGACATTCTGTGCGGTGATCGTATAGGTCGTCACGCCTGGCGATGTGATGCTCGAACCTGCCGAGGTCCACGTGTTCCCGCTGTCGGCCGATTGCTCTGGAGCAAGTGTTGCGCTGAACGTATTACCCACGGTCACTGCGACGCTTGATGCGTTTACAGGAAGTGTCTGAATAACACAGGAGGAGTTAGATGTTGCCTGACACGGACCTGCCGCGGTGATGTTGCCGGTGATCGGGTTGACCTGGCCGCGCAGCAAGGTCGGACAGCAGAGCAGGAACAGCAGCCAAAGTAATCGTTTCATCTCTCCTCCCAAAAAACAAAAAGGCCAGCCGAGCATTTCTGCTCAACTGGCCTCAGGTATTTCCTGTCAGCCTAAACTTTTATCCTTTGAAGCCGACGGCTTGCAAGATGCAATAGCACGCCGGATGCGCCGTCGGATACTTGTCGCCGCTCGGGAACTCAGCGCCGAGAGCACGCTCCACACCCGCATTGCTTTCGCACACTGGGCAGGGATCAGGTCCAAGCGCCAGCCACTTCGTCTTTGTGACCAGTCCGCTTTGCTTCCACACTTCGAAGTTGGCGCCGACCTGTGCCCGTGAAATCTCGCTCTTGGCGATCATGGTCGCGCGCGAGTCGCTGAAAATGTCTGCGTTGCGAATGTCGTCTATGACTTCTGAGAATGGCGTCTTTTCCGCGAAGGCGTTCTTGACGATCTCGCGCAGCCGGTCGCGCGTCGTGTCGCTGATGGCCCACTTCGCGTTTGGATTCTTTATCAGTTCTCCTGAATCGTTGTACTTCATGCCTACGAGTTCCGCCGCGCGCTTGCTCGCATATTCCTGAGCAATCGTATTCACCGAAGACAGCAGGCCAGCGTCAGAGAGTTCGATCTGCAGGAACGCATCCGAGATTCCCGACTGCCCCGCTTGCTCAAGCGATACACGCGTTTCCGCCGGCAGCGTCAGCCAATCCGCCTCGACCGCATGATAGATAGCATCGGCTGTCGTATCTGACTCGTCCTCTTTAGCCTTGCGCATCTTCATCAATCGGCTGGCCTCGACTGCGGCTTTTTCCTTCTGCCGCATGAACACTCGCGAGAGAGCCGATTCGAGACGCGCTTGCGCTTGGCGCGTGTCCGGCGTGCGGCGGTCGGGATCAATGCGCGGAGTCTTGCGCTTCTCGACTGATTTGCCGTTGCCGCCCATCGGCTGCGGAGGCGGCTTGGCCGCGAACATATCTTTTGCGTGCGCGACTTGATCTCCCAAATCGACAGGGACCGTTCCGGTAGCCGTAGTGATCATGAGCTCGGCTGCGTCGCCACCCACTTCATCCAAGCCGCGGGCCGTCCGCGCTTCGTCGCGAGTGATGATTCCAGAATCCACATCGTTCTTGTCCGCTGTGGACCGCTTGACGACATCGAGTTCTTTCTGCGCGTCGAAGGTAAGCTCGTACTCGTTAAATCCAAAGCCGAAGTGCTTGGCGATGATCCAATTCACCATTCCCGCCGCAGACAGAGCTACCGGCATCGTGCCTTCTTCTTCGGCTGATTCTTGGTTCGACTGCGCGCTCGCCCGGTTCATTTGCTTTAGGATTCGTTGCGCTGAGACGCCGACACCGTAGAATATTTTGCGGATGTGCATCTCATCGAATGGATCTGCGAACAGCTTTTCCTTGGGATTGACGAACTGGTCGCCGCTCGAAGCTCCGGGCTGCGCTCGATCGACGAATCCCTGAATCAGCCGAATGGTCCCTGATCTCTTGAAAGCCTGACCGCTCAGTTCTGCCTCGATAGTTTTCTGCGTGGCGCTGATCTGGTCGGGCGAAACATTCGGCGGAACGACATGCAGGAGATCAGGCATTTGCCCAGAGATGTACCACGCGAGAACGAAGTCGAGCCGCGCTTGCCCGAGTTGAATTTCTTCTGCGTTTTGCTCGGTCATGCTCATACCGTACAGAAAGCTAGAGACCGTGTTGCGCGGCACGATGTTTCGCGGCCGGTAGACTAAATCATTCATCGTAAGATTCGTGAAGGGTATTCCGCCGATGGTCGAAGGCGTTCCGCTCCATAGTTGCTGATAGGCCCACGGAGGATTATCGGTCGGCTGCGGCGTGTAGCCCCATTCGTCGACCAGCCGCGTAATAAACGCGCCGTCGATCACTCGCAACTGACCAGGCTTGCCGCCGCGGGAGCGCCTCACCAGCACCGAAGCGGCGTCAATTGTGTAAACGTATTCCAGCCATTCGCGTATCCACGTGGCCCAGTCATGCTCGCCGTCCGGGCAGTCGAATAAATCGTTGAGCATCTTGAGTGTGGTGTCGCCCTTGCTGCGCTTATCCACGTCCGAGTTTTTCTCTCCGGGTTTCTTCTTGGCGCGGATCTGACGCGGCAAGTTGGCGATGATGTCCTTCGCGTTCTCGATGGCGATGCGATGTAGCGGATAGAGTGAGAGGCTGCGGAGTTGCTGCGCGGTGAACTCCGCATCGGGCCGCGGCGTGAACACCATATTTTGGTTCACCCAGTATTGCCAGCCGCGAGCTTCGGTTCCTGGCGGCGCGATCGGCGCAACGGAGATGCCCGGCCCGAAGTAATTGGACATGTCACCATTCGACATTGCTGTCTGCGGGTTGTGGCGCGAGACGAGACGCGATAGGCCGGTCAACTGGCGAACGATTGCGGTGGATGGTGCCACGACGAAAGTTGTACGTGATTATTTCTTTTCAAACAAGTGAGGAGCGACTGGCGGTTGCGTAACGATACAACCACACGTCTTGCAGCGGCGGTTCACTTTCTTCGTTTCGGGCTGGTAGGCGAGTTCGCAGTCGCGGTGTCCGCACGCTGGGCAGGGAGAATCGAGAGGGATGAGCGGACCATTCTTCTGCTCTACCCAAACCATAGGCATTCGGAACATGAACATTTTAGTTTGCCGGTCTCTCCCGGCTGTCACGCTTCCGGACTACGTTAGGGTGCGTTACCTTACTAGGTCAACGTCCGGATCATGTCCGGGTTCGGAGTTTCCTCGTACCCGGCCGAACCACCTTTGCCTTACGGCATCTCAAAAGTAAAAATCATTTCATCAGGGCCCTTCCGCCGACCGCCGCCGGAGCAGGCGCGTTGCCCCACTCAGTGCCGCACGTATTGCAATGCTTCAGCGGCCCGCGCTGCACAACCGCCGTCGATCCGCAGATGCAGTGCTGCGCGTTGTCGGGCATGACCGGCTTCATCAGCGTTGAGGCTTGGACCTTCTGCGCTTCGGCTTTCTGCATTTCTTCTATGCGCGAGTCTACCAGACTGAGCCGCAGCCGCTCGGGGAATAGTTCGGTCAGAGCCCAGACCAGCCAATCCATGCGGTTCGGCGATGTCTTGCTCAGAATCGGCACGTAGGAGCATTGCTCGTCCTCTAGTTTTTCAAAAGTGCCCACGTGATGAATAACTCCCTTTTCGTACAGAGCCGCGATCGGCTCGGCTCTCACGACTTTGCCGCGCGTTGCCGTGACGTCGTGATAGTTCACGTTTTCATCGACGGTGTGAATAACTTCTTTCACCATGTCGCCGCCGTAGTTTCGCTCACCCACCATGCGGTCAGCCTTCAGATGCCAGTAGAGCCATACCGCTTGCTGTGCCCACGCGCGCGACGTCGGCGCCAGCATTGATTCGTCGGCGAGAATATAGCCGTGGCCATCGCTTCCGAGAGCCGCCGCACCGATGCCCGCTTCGTTCGTTGAGCTTCCTGTCGGGTCCACAGCCACAACGACGCGAATGAATGGCAATGCTGCCGGCGGGACGGATGTCACGCGCGTCTTTTCAATGAGCGCGAGTGTCCAGAGCGCTCCGGGAACTTCCTCAATGTCTTCGGCCATGATTTCTTGCCGGATCGCGAGCTTCGTCATATCGGCGGAGACTTCGGCAATTCCTTCTTCCGAGACATGCGGGTTATCGTGCGAAGTCCAATGGATGCAGAGCCATCGCGGATCGTCTTTGTGCTCTTTGAACATGCGCGCGGCGTGGCGCTTGTCCGTGGCCTTCGATGCCGAGCGCGTGTGCAGCGACGGCGGCGTGTAGATCAGCACCGCATCGCCGTTATTGTCCATGAGCATCGGCAGACCGACGACGCCCCAGGCGTCCTCGTTCATCAACTGAAATTCGTCGAGGATTAAAAGGTCGGCGTAGTCGCCGCGGAGCGTGTCGGCGTTCCATGCTGTCTTGGCGCGGATGCGCTGCTCTGTGCCCGGGTATTCGATGATCTTGTCGGATTCGTATTTCTTGACGACGCCAAACTCTATCAGTTCGGCCATCGCCAGAACAACTTCATGCCAGAACCGAGCGATCTGATCGCCCGTCGGCACGGCGTAGAGCACGCGGCGCTTCTCTGTCACCAGCTTTTCAACTGCGAGGATTGAAACTCCGGTAGTCTTTCCGCTGCGGCGCCCGGCGCGCGCCATCTTGCGCTTGAGCGGCGAGTCTATGAATGCCCGTTGCTGCTTGAAGGGTTCGAGGAGGTGGACGGAATATTCAACGTGCTGGACGATAGCTCCTTCCTCCGGTCGTGCTTCACGAGGATCGTGATCACTTTTCGCTCCGTGCCCGTGATCTCTAACCGCATCGGAGCCTTGCCCTCGATCGACTCCCTGATTTCCTTCGATGATTGGTGGCCGTTCTTCGTCAGCGCGTCCAGAAATCTCCGGAGCGCGTTGGCTTGTGAGAAGGTCAGTCCCGCTGGCAACTTCATTTTTTTTAGGATTGACGCCGGAACTTCGATGTTTGCCAGAGCGAAGTATTCGTCGGTGATGGGCCTTTTTTTTGGGCGGCCGCCTGCGTTTCCTGTCCATTCCTTACCAGCCTTAAACGGTTTGAGATTTGCTGGTGTGCCGTTCGGATTCATTCACAGTTTTATACCACAGTTTTGTGCGGTTTTGGAATTTGGGCTCCTGCTTCCCACATTAGAGTGCTCACCGTTTCCAGAATTAACGGTATTTCAGACCAGTACCAAGTTTTTTCTTTTAGATGTTCCTCCCAGTTTTCGGTTAAGCGATATAGTTGGATGGCGTAACCGCAGTCAGGTCCACAATCCGTGTGGCTGAGTACGGCGACGGGCTTCCAACCTGGAGAACTAAGGATGCTCGGGTATTTCATGGCCGAGCCGTCGAGTTTACGGCCGTATAACTCTAGCCAACCAGTGAGAATGTTGGTTATTCTTTTATCACAAAAGCCACAATGCATCCGGTGTTTTCCATCACGCCAATCAGTTAGGGATCCTGTCGCACGAATTAACGTGGTCGGCCATTTGATATTTTCCATTTTTTACAGCTCCAGAGCTCGTAGGCCAAAGGCTCGGCGTCTGCTGAACGGAAGATTGTCCGCCGACCTCTGAAGCGGAGGAGGGCCCGATTGTAACCCTTGATTTGGAGTCCCTATTTATTGGGTCCTAAAATGCGTCTACGAAGTGCGCACCGTGTCAACGCAGCACTACACAGCACTACACGGAACGACACGGAACGACACAGAGGCACACGCAGTACAACTCAGTACAAGTGGAAATATTTCATTTTTAACTTGACACATAATAGGGCGAAGTCTCGATTCCGCTGCAATAGCAAAACTGAGGGCAGTGCGGCCATTCACAGCTAAAGTGAGATCCGTCGGACGCTTTCAGGTAGTCGTGGACCATCGCCCAATAATTGATAGCTTCCGGCTGTGGCTCAATCAGTATTCGATTGGCGGCTTTGATAAACGGTAAGGCGCCCATTGCTAAGAGCGCGTAGCTGAGGAAGTTTCTGCGGTGCATGGTCTAAGCCTTTCGATCATTTCCAAACGCCACGGATCGCGCGCATCTTTCGAGTCCTGCTTGTTCGGCCGCCAGAGGTAATAATAAAGTGGGCTCGCGACGTAGTGTTCTGTCTTCACTTTGCCGCGCATGGCCGCGGCCCAGCGGCAGTCTTCGCCGATTCCGCCGCTCATAGGAACTTGCAAGGCCAGCTCTCGCCGCATGGGATTGATGTGAGAAATGTCTCGGCAGTACGATCCGCTTTCGCCCATCCGCCCGTTGACCGGATTGATCCATTTGCCGTGCTTCAGTGAATGATAGACAGGCGCCTCTTTCTTATGGCCCGAATACATTTCGAGTTCAAATCCGATCTGGTCTACGCCGTCGAGCAGCGGCAGGATGCTGGAAATATAGTTCGGCGCGATGAGGTCGTCGTCATCGAGGAAGCAAATGTATTCCCCCGTGGATTTCTGGCGCATCCATTCGCGCTTCGCTCCGAGTTCGGTGGCGCGCGAGATCATGCTTTCATCATCGGTGTGTACGTAAACATCCACCTGATCGAATTTATTGAGGCCGAGCGCGCTGATCTGCGGCTCAAGCAGAGAGAGAAGCTGCGAGAGCATTTCTGCGCGATTGCGTTGGGTGAGGATAAGAAGTTGGAGCTTCATCGAAGAGCTACAGCCATCAGGATAAACACGATGCCGTCACAGATCATTTCTTCGCCACTTTTAGGCCAGAGGTTCCAGCCGAAGTGCGCTGTTTCAATTAATGCGTAGAGCAGCGCGAGGGCCCACACCTTCCAGTTTATGTTTAGGTCGCTTATCTTCATTGGGCCATTACCGCACGCAATTTGTCCGCGTCTCTCTGGCGTTCTGCCAAACGATCGCGGTAGAGCGCTGCGGGATTATCTCGCGCATACCGCTCAAGATTCTCTTTGTAAACCTGATCGCACGCCGATTTGCCGAAGGTATGGTGCATGTGCTCAGTAACGATGGGCAGGAACTTCTTGCGCCCGATCATATCCGCGACGTCTTGAACCCACGTATCCGAATAATCTGCGGAGAATCCGGGGCCTGTAAAATATCCCACAACTTCCGCCCACCGCCGCGAGATGAACGGCAGCGTCGCAAATACCTTTCCGGCTGGGCCGCCGTCGTCTCCGTAGCAGAGTAAGATTTTATCCTGCGATTCGGCGAACGCCGCTTCCACGATCACGTCCCAGTTCTTCGTGCGAAACAGTACGTCATCCGCGCAGAGCATAAATATGTTTCCGGCTGCGTGCGGAATGAGCGCATTCCACAAATCCGACATGATCAGCCGCTCGCCGACGACGAAATGCACTTCGGGAAAGGCCAGCGGTTCGTACGAATCATCCTCTGGCGTCACGTAGCAGAGGATTTCAGGTTTGAGGTACGCCGTCGCGAGCACGGAATCAACCATCGCGCGAAGGCGCTGCGGTCTCTTGCGTGTTGGGCAAAGCAAACTGATCATTTACTTTCCTTGACGGTTTCTATATTCCTATTAGTGACCCGCTGATGTCTTGAATCCTGTGACAGATCCCCATCAGTTCTTCGACATATTCAGACAAGTAGCCAGTGTCAAGTGCCTCATTAATGGAGGCGACCGCATCTTCAAGTTTATCTTTTGCTTCGTTCATGGCTGAAACCTCTCATTTTCCAAAAGAATATTGAATCCGAAATCTTGAATCAGTTTCCATCCCGTCGGCTGAAGCATGGCGATTAGTTCCGGCTTGAGTGCTTGACCGGCGTAGAGTTCAACTTCTTCCGCCTCCATGAAGCAGTAGCGCGTGCGGGCCAGAGCCTTTGTCCCACCGATTATCATTTCGCGTTCGGCACCTTGGATGTCTACCCACAGCAAATCTATCTTCGGCAAGTTCTCTCGCTCAAAGATTTCATCGAGGGTAAAACATTCGACAGGCTGCGTTACTTCGAAGGTGATCGACGGGAAATGTTCTTTGTGGCCGGTCGGCTCAAGGATGGAGCCCGACCCGCAAGCGCCGTCTCGCGAATCACGGGAACGCCGGAACATACGGTGTCCTCTGCTGTCGGCGATGGCTCCGCAAATCAGCCGGCGGTGCGGACCGAACGGCCGATGCCGGTTCCCTTCGATGAATCGGCAGTTCTCTGTGTCCGGCTCGACCATGACGTGTACCAGATTCGGAGTCGAGTCCACCATGTTCTCGAAATTGTAAGTGTCTTCGCCGCGGTACGCACCGAGCTCGACGATCACCGGGTTCTCGATGCGCGTCATTAGATCATGCACGGCGTCAAATTCTTGCGGCGTCATGCTCTCACCGGAGAAAGCATTTCTTCAAGTATTCTCTTGCTCGTATATCTAGGTTCCCATCCATAGGCGGCGCGGAACTTACGGGAATTCGTCACCCACCAAATATGATCACCAGAACGGGCCGGGCCCGTCTGTGTTTCGAGTTTTCTGCCCAGCAAGTTCTCGCACATCACGATGGCCTCGCGCACTGAACAATTCGACATTCGTCCACCGCCGAGGTTGAATACTTCTCCGGCCGTCGGGTTGCGGTAGAAAGCATCGAACGCCCGAACGAGGTCGGAGCTGTGAAGATTGTCGCGCACTTGCTTTCCGCTGTATCCGTATATCGTGTACGGGATGCCTTCACGCAGGCAGCGCGTCAGGTATGCGAGAAATCCATGTTGTTTGGCTCCGGCGTGCGCTGGCCCAGTCAGGCAGCCGCATCGGAAACAAACAGTTTTCATTCCGAAGTAGCGGCCATATTCTTGAACCAGAACGTCGGCCGCGAGCTTCGACGCTCCAAAAAGGCTATGCAGAGACTGATCCACTGACATGCTTTCCGAAATCCCTTGCCAATATTCGTGGTTGACTGAAATCTCCCAGCGCGTCTCGCACTCGACCAGCGGCAGACTGTTCGTCGTGTCGCCATAAACTTTGTTCGTCGAAAGGAAAATGAAGACGGCCTCTGGGCAAAATACTCGTGTCAATTCCAAGAGCGTGGACGTGGCGACTGCATTGGTCGTGAAGTCGATTGCAGGATACTTGCCGGCCCAGTCGTGCGATGGCTGCGCTGCGGCATGAATAACCAAGCTGATGTCTGATCCGTAATGGCGAAAAATTCGGGCGAGTTCTTGAAAATTCCTGATGTCCACAAATTCGTGCTTGTAGGTCTTGATGGATTCCAGCCTGATTTGCGCCGCTGAGGTTGAGGCGTAGCTGCCGAAATATTCCGCGCGCATGTCGTTGTCTATGCCGATGACTTGGTGCGTATTGCTGAAATGTTCTGCCGAGGCAGAGCCTACGAGACCGCATGAGCCCGTTATGATCGCCACGCTCATATCGTCTTGCCGTCCCACCCGCTCATCTCAGCGTCGGTTATCCTGTGGCCGAACAACTCCTTGCGCCGCTCGCGGTTCGTCAGCATCGCGCGGCATTGTGCTACGCGCTCCTGAAAAGTTCCAGTAGGCCGTTCGCGTCCTGGAGGCGAGTTGTAACCCCACCAACCAGCGTGAGTCGCAAGCGGAACAGGTGGGAAGAGAGTTTTCCATCCATGATGCTCAATACAGCGTAGGAAAAATCCGTCTTGCTCTGCACCACCGCGCTTGTATTTTGAGTTTGGGAACATTTCTTCGTCGAGGACTCGCTGCATTTCTTCGCGCGATGGTGAGAAATATCCAGGAACGATGTGCGTGAGGGCGTGACGCAAACACTCGGCATTCCAGCTCGCACAAGGGGATTCGTACCAGTTCTCGATGTGACCTGATCCGATGCGACCGCAGACCGCAGCGAATCGTCCTGTAGAAAGTTGCTGCCGAGCCCACGATAAATAGCCTTTGTGGATGATCGTGTCGTCCTCGATGAGATGGACAACTTCGGCGGCCGGACAGGATTCAAGAATATATTCGCAGGCCTTCATAAGATTCCAACTGTTGCCGTAAAAAGAGTGGTTCCAGCGCTGGACGGCAAGAGCCCCAAACTTCAGGCACACTTTCTGCGCATCTCCGGACCAATGGTCGCGGTCGCTGAATACCTCGGCTGGAATCGTCTCGTCCTCCCTGCGAATGGCTTCTAGGCAAAGACAGAGTAATTCGTCCCTGTCCATCGCGGTCACGATTACAACGTCATTCCTCATCTGCTACCCTCAGGAGCCTGTCGAGTTCTAGTTCAAAGGCTTTTTTGCGCGTAGAGCAAGGTCAAGTGCGCGCAAGGTCAATAAAGACAATCCAGAAGCTCCATGGCTTTCTCGTTAGGTATCAGACAGGTCTCTTTAGATTTTCCGAGCACCCAATAGAGAGCCTGTGCTCGTTGATTCAGTAGGGTAAATAAAGTTCCGGATGTCAATTTGCGCGAATCGATGACTTTCATAATGGACCGCAACTCATTGAATACTTCCTCCTCCGTCTTCATCATTTGCTTCTCTCCTGGTGTTGCTCGCCGCCGATTTGGACGTCGATCTCACGGCGGCCTGATTCTGCCCTTGCCCTTGCCTCTCTACGCGGGCGGCTTCTTGACCTCTCGGATGGCCACCTGTTTCCCGCACGTAAATCCGAAGATTACTGCCGCGCAACCTAGTAAAAGTTCTCCCACAAACAGGCAGCCATGAACGCCAAGGTCATTTCGCATGGGGCACGGGTAGGTCGAAGCGTTAGCCGCTAGCAGTCCCATAATCCACAGGGCCAGCGAGCCGCTAAATCTAGCCGAATACGGTACGTGTTTACGTTCGTCGCTCATCGTCCTATTCCTTTCCTCGCGGCTGGCTCGGCGCACTTACATATCGGTCTTGGCTTGCCGCACTTCGGACAGTCTGGGATGTAGAGATTTGGGCTGCTCTGTGCGCGTCGTAGCCTTTCTTCAATATCGGGGCAGGTACAGTCACTCAGATCGTTACGACATTTCGCACACCACATTTACCGGTCCTCCTTGGCTGGCTCGGCGGGGGCGGAGAGGACGGCGATGCGCCGCTGGAATGCAGCAGCGTCCTTTTCGCTCAAGGTTGCTCCAGTTGCCCAAATAAGTTCATCGAGCCTCGCATCCCGCAGCGCGTTGGCGAGCCGTTGAGCGAGCATTACTGCAATCGCTGTTATCGGTTGTGGAGATAGAACCAACAAGGCGGTCTCCGCTGCCCACTTACAATGCTCCTCCGTTACGGGTGCATCCGGTCTAGCTGTGGTGGTCATGGGCGAAGATTCCAATTCTCTAAAGCATTACGTCTGGTTGACCCGCACACACTAGGTGCAACTTTGCAGCAGTCATTGGCGCAGGAGATTAGTCTCTTCTGTGGCCCGCCACCGTGCCAGTACTGAATCATCGGCTGCTCGCCACAAAACGGGCACGGTTTAGCGTCCGATACGCTTAAAACTTGTTCCGGTCTAGCTGTGTCCATTGTCAGCCTCTGAGTTCAAAAGATTTTGCGCGTGCTTCGAGCGGTGCGAGCTGTCTCTCAATCTTTCGCATACGTAGCAGCGCCGACCGCCACCATATATTCTGATATTTGCTCCTGCCAAGGCATGGCCGCGCTTACAGAACACCTTTTGAGTGTTCCCGTGCCGACCCTTGGCAACCATGTCCTCAATGTTGAGTTTTTGTGTTCCTAGGAATAGATGCTTGGGGTTAAAACACTTTCGGTTATCGCAGTGATGTAAAACGAACAGCTTGCTTCCGCGTGGTAACCCTAAGAATAAATGCGCCGCGATGCGGTGGACGCACATCGCGACTCCGTAAAATCTCATCCGTCCATATCCAGAAGGGTACAGATTCCCCGTCCAGTTCCAGCATCCGGTGTCTGGATCGAAGATGTAATTGTTAATTAAATCGACGCGCCTTTTTCTCGGTAGTCGCATTGGTCTCCTGCCGTCACGCGGGCCAAATCCTTACTTCTTTGCCTCTTCTAAAACTCGGATGATCGGGGCGAGAGAGTCCGCACACCGCCTGAACGCGAATGCGGCATCAACGGAAGGGCTGGCCTCGTAACCAGCCATCCACGTATCCTTGCAGGCCCGCAGTTGCCCGAGCGCGGACGCGAGCGCAGCCGCCAGCACGACGACTTCAGGATTTAATGGTCCTTCCCCTTTATAGTCCGCCGCGAATACGATCCGTCCCATCATGGTTATCACGTGCGGAATCTTGGCGGCTCGCCGCACTATGCAAGTCGCGCAGAGAACTCCGCCAACTTCTGGATGGATCAATTTCCACTGTTCGGCTGAGAGAGTAAAATCAAGATGCTGCGTTTCATAGTTCATGCCGCAGTCCAAGCAGCGAATGGGAGCCTCCGCGTCGGCCACCTCGTCAACCAACTCCCGCGTTACCAGCGGATTCTCGATTGCTGTATTCCCGTAAGCGAAACTTCGTCGCTGTTCTTCTGCCCCAGTCAGGTTCACGCGCTCCTTGGCCAGCTTCGCGTGGGAAGGGTCATTGCAGTAGACGGCGGTTACTTCGTTGCGCGTGGGCATCTTGTGGCCATCCCTGCAATACTGCCGACACTGTTCGGCTAACTCGGTATAGCCAGCGGCCTGATTCCAGTTAGCGTTCGATTCGCATTGCGGGCATATCTCGCTCATTTTCTAGTCTCCCCTTCCAACTCTCGGGTGATGGCGTCCCCGCGCATGAATGCTTCTACCTTTAGGGCGATGGCGTCCCAGTTAAAGCGGCACATTGCCCACGTGACTTCCCGCACTACACAATTGCGTTTCGCTATCTCCCGCAGCTTCTCGCCCGTGAGCTGCTCGCGCTGGGGTATGGCGGGTGGGGTGAGGGCACGGCAATCTCGTGCTGCTACGGCAGACCAAAACTCATCATTGAGCGTTTCCATCTTACGAGCGCAAGTCTCGATGGCCTCCGCATAGGCTTGCTGGCGGATGAGCTCATCGCGCCATGTAGCCTGATCTCTTGGCGATGAAACATGAGCGAAGTGGAAGTTTTCGCAGCCGCATAAACACCGTGGCTTATGTTGCGAGCGGAAATCACCGCAATAGCAAATATCTGAACCATGCCGCACTCGTTTGAGGCTCATGATTTACTCCTCCCTTTCTTCGGGCGGGGCAGGCGCTCAACGATCTGTACTAATTTGACGATCTTGTAATTCGGGCGGCGGACCTCTGGTACGGTGCGCAAATATCTCTCAGCCGCAACGCGAACATGCCACACCTGCGGATAGTCTATCGAATGCAGTATTCCGGTAGCGCCATGGTATGCGAGCGCGTATAGCGTCAATCGTGTCCTCACTTTGCCATCTCCTCCAGCTTCCGCCAGTCCTCGGGGCGCCGGTTCACGTCCGCAACTCCCTCGTATTGAAGAAATCTCGCAGATCCGGCTCTTGGCTCATGATCTTGCGTGCGTAACGGCTGTAGTACCGATCGTCAAGTTTGAAATGTTCCTCAGGGCCGCGCGTGCCCGTATCGTAGTGCCAGCGCATCACGGCCCATATCGTCTTGATCGAGTACCGCGTGAATCCTCGTGCTTTGATCTGCCGCGCATAGTTCACTAAAACTCTGTACACCTTCGGATTCTGCTGATGGAAATATTCAAAGCGTTCCTGGGCCGACGCGAAGTGCTTGATCAGCCGCGGCGTCTCGTCGAACAGGTTTAGAGTTGTTCCGCTTTGAGTGTCCATGTCTTGCGTTTTCCGCGTGGGCCGCGCTTGGCCCACGAGTGAAGGAATATTTTCCCGCCGGCCGACTTCCACAGTTCCGCCAACGGTTCGGCCAGAATCTTTTCGCGCCGCGCATTGTGGTTGCTGCCGCTGGTCACCTGCACGAGTGCGATTACTCCCTGAAACGGAATGACGTCGTCGCGCCGCGCAACCAAAAGATCACCGAATCCATAGCAGTCTTTCGTTACGAACTTTCCGGGGATCGGCAAGCGCTGCTCAACTCGGGCCACAATGAACCCTTCGTCGCGGAGAAATTTAGTGCTGCGGCTTGACGGAGAGGCCATTAGCCGACATCCTCCAATTCAACTTCTTCGGGCGTGATCGTGCAGGGAATTCCTTTGCGCTCGGCCACGCGCGCCACGCGCATCAGCCACTCGTTCTTGTCGCCCGTGCGCACCTTGTCGGGAAACCATATCCGGTTGCCTACTGCTTTCTTGAAGCGCTCACTGGCGGCAAAGCGGTCCTCGAGGATTTGTTCTTCGGGTGTCATGCCGTTTTCCTCTGGCAGTTGTGGCGCTTCATGGCTGCCTTCGGTAGCCACGCATTGCAGAATTGGCATTGGACTTCCGGTTGGTGCGGCGGTTCTTTTCCTGTGTTCAATTCTCCTACTATCCTATTGGCGCCTACCCTGGACCCTTTTCGGACTCTAAATGGACTCTTAACGGACTCCTTGGGGGCCAGACTTTGGACCCATAAATTGAACTTCGGGAGCGTATAGGAGTTGCTGTCTCCCCTAAATTTTCCTCCGCGAACGATGGTCAATTCTCCCACCCGCGCGAGGCTGTAGATGGACTCCACTACCGTTGAGCGACCGAGCCTGGTTTCCTTGCAGATAGTCTTAATAGAGGGATGTGCCTCGCCTTCTTCGTCCGAAACATGATGCGCGATAACGAACATCACGAGACGGTCAGAGAGCCGAGATTCCGAATACCACGATGCCCACGTCGATGCCTGCCAACTCATACACGCGCCCCTATCTGGCGTTTCCTTTCTTCGTAGCGCCTCGTCCTCTCACGGCCACAGGCATAGCAATCCCTACCTGTGGGGCGTATTTTGGTGTTCGAATCGTCAAAAGGGTGACCGTTCTTGCAGTGTGTCTTTAACGCGTTATGCGATGCTAGCGTGTCTCCGCGCAGTAGATTTTCCCTGCACGTTATAGGCTCCAAATGGCTAGGACGCACGCACCGGCGATTTCTACAAAGGTGGTCGGGTTGCAAGCCGATTCCCGCTGAGATTAGAAAATTGTGAGCTTGTATTTTTCTGGTTCCATCCCAAAATCTTCCGTAGCCGTCACCCGATATGTTGCCCTGCCACAGCCAGCAATTGCCTAGATCAGGGAGATTCGCGGGAACCGAACCGTTCATATCCACGAGCGCCCAAAAACGTTCTACAACTGATAGCCTAGGCATCGCCCTCTTCTTTTTTTACTCGCACCTTAACGGATTCCTCCTCGTGCGTGATTTCGATCTCTACACCGTTATAGTGATATTTTTCTTTCTGGTGCGATTTCATCAACCGAAGCAGGTCTTGTTTGAGGTCTACTTCTTGAGTGGTCAGTGCTTGCCGCCGATCGCGGATACTCGCGTAGCTCAATGCTGCATCGTGAAGTTCCTCGATCTTGGCGTCGTCCATCTCCGGCAGGCGTGCTTGCCGCGGTTTCCTACTGTGGTGCGGTGCCGGTTCGAGCTTGCGCTTCCTTGCTGCTTTTGCCATCCGTTCCTCCTCAGGTGAATTTGAAATCTTTTTGCTTGGGCGGCGCGGGCCGCGTCCTGTCCTCGTGTTTTTTGTTGGCCGCGCGAAAGTCTTTTACGTTCCGGCAGACGGCGTGATGCGGCATGAGTTGCGAATCCGCTGTCGCCGAGAACGGCATCCACTTCCCGCTGCCGTCCGCTTTCTTCGGAGTCTTGAACCAAACCAGAGCAATTCCGCAGGAACACTGTTTGTTCGCATCTGGCACATGGACGTAACCAGCAGATTCAAGTTCTTGCAATGTGGCGGGGAATTTCACCGCAGCCACTCCGGTATTTCTGCCTTCGGAGGCGATGGGCCTGGCTTCGGCCCTGTAGTCGTATCGTTCTCGCCCATCTCCAGAAGTTCCTTGATCCGCTCGGGCGTCAACTCTCGGAAGCAACGCAGTATTTCCTGGCCTACGATGTGCCGCGCCACCGTCACATTTACGATTTGCACAAGGATGCGATCCCATTCCAGCCATACTTGCCGATAGAGGTCGTTTGATTGCAGATCAAACGTGAAACGTGTTTTGTGGCCGGGCTTCTTACGCGCCTGCCGCTCCTGATCGACAAAGACGATGTGAGTCTTTTGATTCAGCGTGGCTTGATCATTCTTCGCCATCGCTGCGGCGACTTTTATTTTCAGCGCATTGAAATCTTCCAGGAGTGTGCCCATTTCATTCTCCAGGCTCGCGTTTCGGCGGCGGCCATTCGCGGAAGGGCACCTTCAAAAACTCGAATTGCGAGATCAGTTTGCCAAGCTGCGCTGGCGTGGCAACGATGGCGCCGGCTGTCGGGCTCCACAGATCACGCAGCAAATCCCGGTGGGCCTGTTTCAGCGATTGCGCCCCGTCGATGGTGTATGTGCCCGACTCTTTAACATGCACGTAGAACAGGCAGTCGGTTGGCCGGTCGATGGTCGCGTCGGCCATCTTGGACTTGACGACTTTCTGCTGGTCGGGCGTGAGCTTGCTGATGCCCTCGGCCTCGCGTTGCGCCCAGTTCTGTTCTGATGGCGAGAGCACTTCTACTGGCGTCACGATGCGGCCGCCCGGCGTGATGTCGGTGAACTCGCGCCCATGCGTTTCTTCGGGGATCAGCAGGCCGCCGGTAGTCTTTGGATAGGCTGCGCGGATGGCCTGAGCCTTCGCGCACTTGCCCAGCATCAGCCGAGGCATTCGGCGCACGAGCGGCGCGCGGTCGATGTCCGGATAGATTTCCGACCACCAAACTTTGCCGACGGTCGGCCGGGGATCGCCTTTTTTGAACGCCTCGATGCGCGCCCACTCGGGAGCCTTCAGCTTCGACCTACCCTCGTTGTAAGGGACGTCGACCATTGGCCCGTACTCGACTTCCGAGAACGATCCGTAATCGGCATGGTGGGACGCGGCCTGATAGCACAAACCGTCGATTGAGACTTGCGGCGTCCACACGTAGCTGCCCTTCTTGCCTTCGCTATTGAGGGCTTCGCTGTCCCACCGGCGCACGAACCATATTTGCTTCTGGAAGGGGTCGAACTCGTATCGCCGCGCGACCGTCAGGCAGAACTTCAACTCCTCGTCCGTGGCGCCCTTGCAGACCGCGTTCTTGAGGATCGTCACTTCGTCGGCGCTCAGGAGCCACGGCTTTTGCTGCGGAGCCGCCACGACCATAGCTGTCTGCGGCCCGGGCTTGCGGTGTGGCGCACGGCGGCGAGGGATGGCCTTGGACTTCATTTTGCGCTTGGCTTGCGGCACGTGGCCTCCTAATGGGTTGGCCCCTGGCCCGCGGCATATGCCCGAGCCGGCGAAGGACTCTATGCGGTCACTAACCGCTTTGAGTTGCCCTGTAGGGGCCTCAGATTGAATCTTCCGTCCAGACGCGAATCCCGCCGATCTCCATCATTGATTTCTCGGGGTTCTTGTCTGCGCGAACTCTTGCTCCGATTGCAACTAAATCGGGTATCTGGAATGCTCTGCCAACCTCGTTAGGATTAGTCACTTTGAATTTGAAATTCACCCGCGCTTTGATCCCGGCGACTTTGGGCACATTCGGCGCGACGGTGACTTGTGGCGCTGGCGCGGCCTTCGCTTCATCCGCAGCGGCAGAGGCAGCGGCGAGTGCGGCTTCTTCGTCCGCGCCAGCCAGCTTCAATAGTTTCTCAGCCTGCCGCTTACCGATGAGTCCGGCTCTCAGATCCGCGCGGATTTCGTCTACTTTTTCTTTGCGCTGTTCTTTGGCGATGCGCTCGGCTTCGATGCGATCTTCTTCGGCCTTGGCTGCGGCCACCCGCTGCGCCTCGCGGTTGATGCGGTCCTGCTCGACTTGCGCTTTCCGGCGTTCCTCCGCTTTCCATCCTTCGGCCTTCTGTGAGGCGGCTTGGTCGATGGCTTCGGCCGGCGCGAGATACGCCTTCATATCGTTCTGCAAGCGCTGCAAGTGCGTCTTGGCCGAATCAATCCCTGGCCCGAGTTTCGATTTCACGTCCCTCATGTACGAACGCGCATCGAGTGCGATCTGGCAAGCCAGGATGTAGCTCTCCTGGTCGTGGACGACTATGGCGTTGGCGCGGTCGCGCAGGCCGGTCAACGCCATTTCGATATTTACTTTTACGAGATCGGTTCCGGTCGTGACTGCGGTTGACATGTTTATTCTCCTTCGTACAAGCGTTTGAAATCTCTCACGGCTTCGTAGCGGTTCTCTCCGAATCGAACTTGCGGATGGCGCGCTCGATGGCATTCCGGGCAGAGGGCGCGCAAATTATGGAGACAGTCGCAGCGTCCGCTCGTGCCGCCCTTGATGTGATCCATCTCGAAAGAATCGAAAGTGATCGGCTTGCGGCATCGGCGGTTCTGGCACTTGCCCTTGCTGCGCGCCCACACGATGTTTCGCATCCGCGAACGGTCAGAGCCTTCCAGATGGAAATGAATCTTTCCCTCGACCGGCAGAGTTTGGAACGAGCCGCGTTCCATGAGGAAGCGATTCGCCTTGAGCGCCTTCGTCTGCTGCAAATCGCGTTTGAACCCGTGTGGCATCAGAGCAACCATTTCAGGACTGCATAAATCCCGAAGCAGACAAGCAACGCAGAGATGAGTCCCAACAGGAAATCTATCGTCGCCATCCAATCGCGTTTGGGCTTCGCGCGAGGAATGATGATTTTTCCTCGGCCTTCGCAGTAGTCACATATTTGCAGACCCACGTATCCGCGCTTGCAGCTTCGGCCGGGGCAAGTTATGAGATCGTAGTCGCGCGGCATTTCAGAGCCACCCTGCCAGCTTGAGAAGACCGATGAGCAAGAGGCCGGTCATGCACGCATAGACCAAAGTTTTGCGGAGTTCGTAAAACAGTTTCTTCCGCCGCTGGCCTGCCCGGTATCCCTCGACGATGGCCCGGTAGAAGTCTTGCTCTGCGGCGCGCGCGTCCACGGCGGGATTCGGAGGAATCATAATTTCTTGCTGCTCGTCGATCATTGGTTGTGCTCCGGTGTCTCTCGGTGCGCTTCGAGATCGTCCTGATACCGTTCCCATTCTTCGGCAGGATTCGGAGAGTCAGTGCTAGAAGGGGTAGACACTGACTCTCCATTCGCAGCAGCGCGGGAAGGCAGCGGCGAATCTTTGCCATACAGCATTTCCA